ACTCATCGAGGAGATAGAGAGACTAAAAGACGCTGATGAGAATTACTGGCTTATCTACGGCTTAGGGCAGAAAGGCAACATGAACGATACCATTTACACCCATTGGAAGCCTTGCAAGGAATTGCCTGAGGGTGAAACTGTGTATGGATTAGACTTTGGGTATAATGTGCCGACTGCGTTGGTTAAGGTAGTATTTCACGAAAATGCAGCCTATGCTCAGGAGATGTTATATGAAACCAAACTTACTACCTCTGACCTTGTAGAGCGGGTAAAGGCTCTCAATATTTCACCATATGATGAAATATTTTGCGATGCTGCAGAACCTAAAACCATTGAAGAACTAACAAGGGCAGGACTCAACGCTAAGTCTGCCAATAAAGACGTTAAAGAGGGCATTCGCAAGGTTAAGTCAATACCTTTGTTCATAACTGACGATTCTGCCAATCTTATCAAGGAGATAAAGAATTACAAATGGAAAACAGATAAGAACGGCAAGAAACTTGATGAGCCTGTAAAGTTCAATGATCATATCTCGGATGCACTGAGATATGCGATATACACTAAATTAAACGCTCCCCAGCTTACATGGGGTATAATATAACAATATGGCTATTTTAGATATATTCAAGAGAAATAAGGGATTAAACCCATACCCGACAGTTCAAAGGGAATTGCAACCAATAAACGCTGTAGTACTACAGAACTACGATCAAGGTGCTTATGTCACAGAGGGGTATATGGGTAATTCTGATGTTTACTCGATTGTTACTTTCCTTGCGAGAAAGGCATCAAGTATTCCTTGGTATGTGTACAAAATGAAGCCAGGCGATAAGGCAAAGACTTCTCTTGAGCGTTACAAGCAACTTTCCAAAGGTCTTGCCAATAAGGGCGCATTTGAAAGGGCATTGCTTGAGCGAAAGAATGCATATGAGGAAAACATTGTTACTAATTCACCACTTGCTAAATTATTGGAGAGACCTAATCCGATGCAGGCTCAAGACCAGTTCTTTCAGAACTTGTTCGGGTTTAGAATTCTATCTGGTGAGGGCAATATCTACGGCAATGATGGTGGTACTCCTGGCAGTAGGTTTGTTGAATTAAATGTATTACCAACGCAGTTCCTTGAAATCTACCCTGATCCGAAAGACCTTTATGGACTGCTTGGTTACAAGCTAATGGTTGGACAAGGAATAAACATACCTAAAGACCAAGTATGCCATTGGAAGTCTTGGAATCCTGATTTCAACGATGTGACACGCTCACACTTGAGAGGCGTTTCGCCTTTGCGTTCTGCGTGGAAGTTGCTGAGGATGTCAAATAACGCTGCTGATGCATCTGCTAAGATGACGCAGAACGGAGGTGCTAAAGGTGCGCTGGTGCCTGAGGTGGTAAATAACAATGTGCCACAAATGACACCTGAACAGGCCTCAATGATTCAAAGGGCAATAAACGATAGGCTAAATGGAACCGATAACAAAGGTAGCATCGGGGTTATGCAATATCCTTACAATTACCTCAACTTCGGCTTGTCTTCAGTTGATATGGAACTTGTAAAGACTTTACAGATGACTCTTCATCAATGGTGTAGGGTATTTCAAATGCCAATAGTGTTATTTGATACTGATACTTCATCTTACAACAACTACAACAATGCAATGCGTGACTTAATCACGAATACAATTGCACCTCTTTGTGGTGAATTGAGGGATGAGTTAAACGCATGGTTGGTACCTCGATTTGGTGAGAATGTTTACATTGACTACGACATCTCTGCACTCCCAGAACTTCAGGCAGATATGGAAAAGATGGTTTCTCAGTTAAAACAGGCTGACTGGCTGACTTTCGATGAGAAGCGTACTGCGATGGGTTATGAGGAGAAACAAGGTGCTTACCAATACTCTTACGTTTCACAAGGGTTGATACCACTTGAGCAAACAATGATGGACTTAACTATCCCAAATGATAACAGCGACAACAACCAATGAGGAAATATGGCAAATAGTGATGGAGAGGTTTCCAAAGTTGCCGACAGAAAGAACTTGCATAACAGAGCATAGGTTGAGAAATGAGGTGAGGCATAGCTATAAAATGAGACTATACGATGAACGCCAAGCAGCGATTAGAATATTGGAGAAAGGTGGAACGACTTCGGGCGCAGCTTGATGCAAAGTATTTTGAACAAGTGCGAAACTCAATAATCGCACAGTTCAAGAGATTTGCACGAGATATTGAAGCCATTGGAGTCGATGCTGCGCGTTCAAGGCTCGGACTCGATTTGTGGGATAAAGAGATGCTCAAGATATTTGAGGCGATGTACAAGGAGTCAGTAATACTATTTGGCAATAGTGTATATCGAGCATTAAAGATAGAGGCTAATCAGAAAGCAGAAACCTTTGGATTTAATCGTGAATGGACAGATGCTGTGCTTGAGTTCTTGCTAAAGCAGGGGTTTGTATTGGTAGCAGATATTACATCTACTACAAAAAAGAAACTGCTTGACATAGTAAGCAAAGGGATAGAAGAAGGTTTAGGTGTTGATGAAATCGTAAAAATCATTCTATCTGATGAGCAGTTAGCTTATGCGACATTTAGAGCAAGGCGAATAGTTCGCACAGAGGTGATGAGGTCTTCCAACATAGGAGCCATGAAAGGAGCAGAGGCGCATCCTTTTGTAGTTGATAAGGAATGGATTAGCGCAAGGGATAGCAGAACAAGGAGAATACCTCAAGATGAATTTGATCATGTAGAACTTGATGGGGTGATAGTTGGATTTGATGAACCATTTACTTCCACAGGCAAGAAAGGTGAGCCTGTAGCTGCAATGCAACCTGGGGATATAACTGCTCCTGCTGGGTTTACCATCAATTGCAGATGCACAGTTGCATTTATACCTAAAAGAGATGCCAATGGTAGGCTTGTGATGAAACCGAAATTAAATGAACCACAAATAATATCATAGATGGGATTTTATGAATGTGAATGGGAAGATAGATTTAAGGTAAAACATAAGGTTATAATACCATATTCAGAAATTATTGCATTTAATATACAATATTATCATTCAATGGGCTATAGTGTATATACACCAGTAGTAAGAAAAGATTTTGAATATATAAGTAAACATGGGAAAGAAGGTGAAGCAGATTACTTGAACTGGGTTGATTATATGAATAATAAATAAATTTATACAATGCCAATAACAAGGTGCGAAAACGGGAATTGGAAAATTGGGAACGGTGAATGCGTATTCACCTCCGAAGCGAATGCAGCAAGGGCATACGCTGAATATCTTGAGCAGGAAGAGAATGAGTACAAAGAAGAAACGTACAACGATTACCCACAAGCTGCAACGAATAACGCAAAGAAAGTTCTGAAATGGAGAGATGAATATGGTGATGAGGTGCGTGGGATGACTGCCGTAGGGTGGAATCGTGCTAACCAATTAGCCAACAGAGAGCGTTTAAGCCGTGCAACCATAGCCAAAATGGCTGCTTTTGAGAGGCATAGGCAAAATGCTGAAGTAGCAGCCGAATTTAAAGAAACACCTTGGCGTGACAATGGTCATGTGGCTTGGCTTGGTTGGGGCGGTTCATCAGGAATAGAATGGGCGCAAAGAAAATTAAATCAAATAGACAATAAAAAAAGTATGATATACAAATACAAACAAAACGAACTTGAAGTAAAAGACATTGATGCAAAACAAGGCATCATCACTGGTTATTTCTCTGCGTTCGGCAATGTAGATTCTGATGGTGACATAATGATGCCAGGTGCATTTAAACGCAGTATAGAGGATTGGGGGCCGAATGGTAAGGGTAGGATTAAACATCTCATGAATCACGACCCATCTCAACCTTTGGGTAAGATTCTTGAACTAAAAGAAGATGGTTATGGCTTGTACTATCGTTCGCAGATAGGAAAGCATAGGCTTGGTCAGGATTTTATCAAGATGGTTGAATCAGACCTAATTAAGGAGCATTCAATAGGATTTCGCACATTAAGAGAGCAAAAGTCTGATGTTGCCAATGAAATCCATGAGGTAATGCTTTTTGAAGGTTCATCACTTACTGCGTGGGGTGCGAATGAGGCTACTCCAATTATTAACATGAAGTCAATAACTTCTGTCGAAGAGTTAAAAGAAACAATTCGTAATTTTGAGAAGTTTATCAGGCACTCAGATGTCACTGATGAAACAATAGATCTTTGCCTTATTAAAGTTAGACAACTTGCCCAAATGGTCGAGATGATGAATAGCACGAAGGTTACCACAGTGGAGCCAACGCAGCAAAAAGAATCAGTGCCAGTGGAATCATTTATTAACATCATCAAAAACATTTAAAAATGGAAGAGTTAAAAAAGTTTGAGGATGCTCTTGCATCCAAGCTTTCTGAAATGAAAGCAGAAGTAGCAGTAAACACCGAAAAGGCTGCTAAACAATTCGAAGACAAAGTTTCTCAGGTTAATGAGCAACTTGTTAAGTCTAATCAGTCTCTTGAAGAGGCTCGTAAAGAAGTTCTTGAAGCAAAAGCTGCTCTTGGCAAAATAGCTGCTAAAGAGGAAGTTAAAGTTGCTACTTCTTACGCTGAGCATATTAATAACATCAAAGGTGCAATCGCTGACGCAGTAACCAAAGGATGGGATGACATTAAGTCTGCTGCAAGAAATGGCGGTAAAGGGTTCTCTTACGAACTCGACCAGAAAGCTGTTGGTACAATGACTATCTCCAACAACCTCACTGGTTCTGTTTACACTTCTTATGTTGACAATCCTGCTTTGAGGTCTTTCGTAAATCCTCACTTGCGTTCTGTGTTTAACATTATCCCTGTAAGCACAGGTTCAGTATCTTTCCCACGCGGTAATACCCCCACAGGTGAGGGTAGTTTCGGAAAGCAGACGGAGGGCAGTGCTAAGCCGATGGTGGATTATGACGTCACTGTGGTTAACACAGCTTTGTCATTTATTGCTGGTTATGCTAAAGTTAGCCGTCAGATGATTGATGATCTGCCTTTTCTTCAGGCCTACCTTCAGCAGTCTCTTATCGAGGACTTCCAAAAGGCTGAAGATACTTACTACCTCAACGCAATCGCAGCCTCTGCAACTGCTGGTTCATCTTCAGGTGCCAACACCGCAGAGAAGTTCATTGATTACCTTGCTCAGCTTGGTGCATTGAATTGGACGGCTAATCTTGCTCTCACCACTCATGCTGGT